GACCTGGAAGTAGCCGACGCCCGACCCGCCCGAGCGGTCGAGGAGCAGCTTCCAGTAGCGGAAGCTCACCGACGCGAAGTCGAGCGACCAGCCGCCCGTGCTCGGCGAGTAGACGAGCGTCCCGATCGTGGTCGTCGTAGTGTTCGCGGCGCCTGCCTTGAGCGTCAGGACGACCGGGTCGGTACCAACGTCGCGGAGGCCCTTGCTCGCCGGCCCCGCCACGCAACACCAGTTGAGCGAGACGGCGGAGCCGAAGTCGAAGAGCAGCGACTCGGCGGTCGAGCCGCTCGAGCGCCAGACGCGCCCGACGCCGGTTCCCGTCCACGTCTTGAGGTTCGAGGCCGCGAAGCCGGACCGCGCCGAGCTCGCCGTGAGCGTGGCGAAGTCGGAGAGGAAGCCGAGCGAGCCCGACTGCTCGCGCATCCGCCGGAACCAGGCTCGATCGGAAGGCGTGGTCATGGCGTCGTGTACTGCTGCGCGAGATTGAGTTGCTCGACCCGCAGCCCGTAGAGGTGGAAGTCCGCGGCGAGAGTGTCGCCCCCGTCGCCACCCGTCCGGGTGACGGTGACTCGCAACATTCGGCGGCCCGAGTCGACGCGGAACGGCGCCTCGAGGTCGGTGAGCACGTCGCCGAGCACGCCAGCGCCCGGGTTCGTCCAGTCGACAGCGGTCGAGTCATCGTCGGCCGAGTCGACGGTGTCGCCGGGGCGGATGTCGCGGAAGCCGACGGAGAGCTTCGCCACCTGCCCGGTCGTGCCGGGGCTCGACCCGTAGAGGCGAAACCGGAGGCGCGCGTTCTGCGTGCTATTCGGGAGCGTGATCATCGCGAACGCCTGCGAGGTCACAGCGTCCGGCAGCACCAGCCGAGGCCACGCCCCGTTCGTGCCGCCGTGCTCCTCGAGCGCGGCCGATCCCGTCGGGATGAAGCGCGAGGCCGAAAGCTCCTCGTCGACGAGGTAGCCCGCCGAGAACGGGAGGAGGTGCCCGTCGGTGTAGATGTATTGAAACGACCCGTCCGAGAGCGCGACGACGAGTTGGCCCGGCCGATAGAGCTTGCGGCCCTCGGCGTCCGCGGCCTCGCCCGAAATCGTCGCCTGGAGACCCGTGATCGAGGTCACGACGTGGATGTGCGCCACCCGCGCCGCGAGCTTCTTCCAGTCCGTCTCGCTCGAGCTCGAGCCCGTCTTCTCCTTGAGGCCGTGCCGGAGCTCGCCGTTCGTGTCGAGACTTCGCGAGTAGGTGCGGCCCGCGACGACCTGCGCCGCCGTCGGCTCGGTCGCGTCGTCGAAGTTGACACCGAGCGTCCGGATGTTGCCGGCGACGAGGTTGTGGTCGTCGGGTTGGAGCGTGTCCTGCGGACTCGAGGCCGAGACCGTCCGCATGGAGGAAAGATCGAGCGCCATCGCGTCACCTCACCCGGGCCCGTACACGGAGCGCCCGTAGAAACCGCCGTTACACGTCGCGTACGCCTTTTGCTCGTCGGTCCAGCCGTCGTCCCATTCGGTCATCGAGCCGCCGCCGAGCTCGGCCGGGAACGTCGCGTCCGGCGCCGTGTATTTGGCGATCGTGCAGGCGCTCGCGGTCGTGCCGCCGGCGCCCAAGTAGCGCAGCACCCGGAACGTGAAGACCGCGTCGAACTGACTCGGGTTGATCCCGATGATCGGGCAGACCGCGGGCTCATCCTCCGGGATGAGCGGCTGCCGCGCACGCGGAACGCCGAGGCTGTCGTCGTAGGACGGCCACACCAGCGAGACCAGGTCGCCGAGCTTGAGCGCCTCGACCGTGGCGAGCTCGTCGAGCGGCGGAACGACGGTGACCTCGATGATCTGGTGTCGCGACGAAAGGATTGCGAGCAGGTCCCCGGCCACGGAGATGAATTGCTCTTTGTATCGACCATCGAGCCACAGCCCGAACGCGCGGCCGAACTCCTGCCCGAGCACGTAAGGCACGCGCTCCAGCAATCCCGCAGCGTGCCGCTCGGCGATCGAGTCAGCGTTCTCTCGATAAATGCTCGTGTAAGGGAGCAGGTCGGGCGCGATCCCGTGGCCGTAGGCCGTGACCGTCACGGCGTTGGCAAACTCGCCCCACCGCCCTTTAACGACCGTGGGAATCCCGCTCGCCGCTATCACCCGCGGCTCGATCGCATAGGCGACCGTCCCCGAGCCCACGAACCGCGCGCGACGAACCGCTATCTGGCCGCCGTCCTCGTAGAACAGCGCCCGATTCTCGAGCGCGCCGGCCGCCAGCGCCGCGAGCAGGTCGTACGACTCCTGAAACTGTGGAGAATTGACGTACGGGAGCTCAGTCTGCGCGCCCTGTCCAGGCCATTCGGTCGGCGAGAGGAACTTCGAGGTCTTGAGCTTGGACGCCGGGAGGCCGAGTTGCCGCCGGAGGATCGTGTCGCAGATTCCGCCGAAGCTCGAGACGTTGTTGTGATAGTCGTCGCCGTCTGGATTGACGCCCACCGGCCCGCCGTGCTTCGCGAGCACCACGTCGTTTTCCGGGTCGAACTCCGTCGCCCGTTCGCCGCCCCACGAATCGTGCGGCACGTCCGGGTTCGTTGCCGGGCACTGCTCCGTGATCGCCGGATCGCTGGTCGGCTCCTCGGTGACCGTCTGGCACGGGTCGACCTGGTCGACCGGGTCGGGAGTATCCTCGGGCGGATCCGCGACCGTCACGCGGCCGCCGATTCGAAATGTGGCCTGACTTTCGTTCTGATTGACGGTGTCGATGTAGGCGACGGAGCGCCGTGGTGCGCCGGGTCCGTGCGACATCATCCCGCGTGGGTTGGTCGGGTCGTACTTGGACCGCTCGATCAGCCACACAGACGAATCAAACGCCTTGTGTCCGCCGACCTGCACCTCATTCACCGCGGCACATTTGATCCACCCGCCGTTAGCCGCCTTCGAGTCGTAGACGGTGACCTCGCCGGTTGCGGCATTGGTGCAGAGGAGCTCCGAGTAGCGGTTGCCGTTGGCCCAATAGCCGAACCACACGGGAATCAGCTTCCCGAGCGCCGCCTGCGGCGCGTCGTCACCCGTGACGTAGCGATTCGGGTATTTGATGCCCTCAAGCGCCTTGAGCGGCCCGCGGGCGGTGGTGTCGAGCTTCTCGTCGTCGAGGCCGATCGCGAGCTCGTCGAGCTCGCCGCCCCACAGGAGCGGGTCGGAGGTCGAGTCAAACTCGCCGTTACGAGTCCGCCACACCTCGACGGTGGCGCCGTCGAAGTTGACCCCGGCATTCACGGCCGCCGAGAGCGCGCCGCCGCGGTTCGCGAGCACGATGCCGGCCGAGCTATTCGCCGCGATCGGGTTGGTCGGGCTTGAGACCGAGCTCGCCATGTCGGAGAGGTCGATCAGGTCCGGGTCGTAGTGCTCGCTGAGGCCGTTGTCGATCGCGGTCGACGGCCACGCCGCCCGGATCACGTACGGCTCCGCGCCGACGGTGGTCACCCGCATGGCGATCCCGAGCTCGTCGCGGTAGCCCATCGGTCAGCCCCGCCCCGGCATCGAGGAGTCGCGCCGGATCACGCCGGTTCGCGGGTCGGCAGTCACGAGCCGCGCGCTCGAGTAGCGCGGGAGCGCTTCGAGCACGACGAAGCGCGCCAGGTCGTCGACGCTCAGGGTCGACGGCACGCCGAGCCAGCGCACCGAACCGTCGGAGGTGAGTGAGCGCACGACCTCGCGCGCGACGGCGCGCGCCGACGGTGCGCGGCCGCTCGAGGTCGAGCCGCCCGCCGGCGAGACGTACGCCATCGGCCCCGCGGTCGCCGCGGCCGCGCCACCCGCGCCGAAGCGGATCCGCTGATACTCGCGATCCTCCTCGACCGAGAGCACCCGCTCGCCCCCGTGGAGAATCGTGCGGAACGGCTGGCCGACCGGACCGGGAACCTTCCAGTGGCCCGCGGCGTGACCTTCGCCGCCGCCGCCGTCGTCGCCGCCGGGCGGGATGTCGCCGTCCTGAACGATGTGGAACGTGATCGTCTTATCGGTCGGAACGTCGCTAATGGCCGTCGAGAGGTCATCGACCGCGGTGTGCAGTTGGTTCACCGCGCCGCGGATCTTGTCGAAGTCGTCCGCGATGTTCCCGCTCTGGCCGAGAAAATCATCGGTCAACGTGGTCAGAAGCCATCGAATCGCCGAGAGCGATCGTTCGTCGTTGGGTGTTCCGTAAACCGGCGTGAACGCCGCAAGCATCGTGGCCGCCGACGTGACCGCGTCCGTCGCCAGGCCGACGACCGCGTCGCGGCCTTCGGTGACCGCCTTCGCGTACTCGACGGCGCTCGCCGTGAGGTCGTCCCACGACTTCTGCGTCTCGGGTGGGATCGGCTGCGGAGGAGGCGTTTCGCTGGCGGCCGACGTATCGGCCGGGCCGCCCGCGGGCGCGGTCGTGTCGCCCGGCGTGGTGCCGTCGGTCGGCGTCGATCCGTCGGTCGGCGTGGTCGCGGGCGGCGGCGGCGGCGGGTGATCCTTGACCCACTGATCGTATTGCGCGGTCGCCGCGTCGAGTTGCTCCTTCGTGATCGTGGTCGACGCGGCGAGCGCGATCAGCGTCGCGTCGCCGGTCTGCTCGCCGATCTTCGCGAGGAGGCTATGGACCGCGTCCTGCACCGCCGGATCGTTGAACACCTCCTCGGGGATCATTCCGATTTGGTGGAAGACGTCGTCGATTTCGCCCGTAGCGATCACGCCGTCCTCGGTGATCGTGTCCCACATGCCGCCGACGGCGTTCACTAGGTCGCCGACCGTCTGCTCGCCGAACGCGGTCAAAACCTTGGTGGTCTTGCCGGTCTCGTCCTTCACCTCGCGGTACATGTCGCCCGCGAATTGCTTCATGCGGTCGGTCACTTCCTTGATGCTCGAGAGCGGCGCACCCGACAGCGCGCCGAGCGCCTTCCCGAGATCGTTCGTCGAGAGAATCGCCTTCTTGAGCGCGTCCGGAAGCGGCGGGTCGATCGAGTTGACGAGATCGCGAACGCTCATGTGAGACGCGGCCGCCATCTGAGCGAAGTCGTCGCGGAGCTTCTTCGTGAACTCGCTCGAGCGCAGCATCTCGGGCGGGATCATCCCGACCGCGGAGCCGAACGCCTGGACACTCTCGGTCGGGAAATCCTTCGCACTCGCGATCACGTCGTCGAGGCCGCGCAACACCTCGTCGCGTAGTATCTGCGCCGTCCCGTCGGCTTCGTTGCCGAACTTCCGGTAATCCTCCGTCGCCGCCTGGATCGACTCGCCCGCGCCGGTGAACGCGAGCACGACGTCGCCGAGGTCGTCGCCGAACTGCTCGACCGCGATGCCGTTGTCCTCCATCGACTTCTTGATTGCGTTCAGCGTCAGCACGGCGTCGCCACCGAACGCGGCGAGCACGTCCGAGAAGCTCTGGACGTCGGCCTTCTTGCCGGTCCAGTCCTTGATGATGGCGTTGAGATCCTTGAAGACCTCGCCCGACTTCCCGGTCTCGAGGATCTTGGCGTTGAGCGCGTCCAGCGCTGCGAAGATGCCGCCGCTCGTGCCGAGCGACTTATCCATCGCCTCGAGCGCCTTGATGATCTGCTCGGCGCTCTTGCCCGCCTGAACCTGCGCGCGAATCCACGACGCGGCCCACGCCTGGGAGAACGCGATCGCCTCCCCGCCGACGTAGTTCAGCGACGCGGCCACCGCCGTGCCGGCGGCTTGCGCGAGCTGCTGAATCTCGGTCTGGACCGCCGCGCTCTCGCCTGCGAACGCCTCCGTCACGACGTCGTGAATGCCCTTGTGGAGCTCAGCGACCGGCAGGTGGGCCATCGCGTGAACGAGGCTCTGACCCGCGTACTCTCCGATCGCTTCGGCGCCCGCCACGACGGCGCCTTTGACGGCGTCGTCGGTGAGGCTGCCGCCGATGGCCTTGCCCATCTGCTCGGCGAGCTGCTGCGCCCGCGACTTCCCGCCTCCGAACAGATCGGTGATCGCGTCCCACGCGTCTTCCGCGAGGTTCTCGATCCCTTTCACGATCTCGCCTTCGAGGTGTTGCAGACCCTTGGTGATCGGCTCGGTGACGTCGTTCACCAGGGACTTCGTGATGTCCGTCCCGAAGTTCACCGTGGTCTTGAGCAGGTCGCGGAGGCCGTGCTCGGCCGCGGCGCCCATGGCGTCGATGATCCCCGCCGGGCCGTTCGCTCCGAGCAGCGTGTCGGCCAACTCGGACACGAAGTCCGAAAACCCTTTGTCTCCGTGCAGCACGTCGTCGAGGGAATTGCCGATGTCCTCGGAGCTCTTGTCCAGCTTCCTCGAGAGAGTGGACAGCGGGTCCTCGGACTTGATCTCGTTCAACTGGTCGAGGAGTTGCTGGAGTGACTGCGTGTAGCGGTCGGTCGCTTCGGCGCCTTTCTCCTTCGCAACCTTGTCGATGATCTGGATCTTGATGGCATCGCGCTGCGGATCGAGCGCGGCCTTCTGGGCGCTCGCCTCCGCCTCGATCGCCGCAATCTCCTTCTCGTGGGCGGCGCGGAGAGCGTCGGTGGCCTGCGCATACACCTTGTTGACGACAGCGCCGCGCACGCCAGCGCGCGCGAGATCTTGGATCCGGCGCGCGGCCTGGTCGGCCTCAAGCGAGAGTTGCGCGAGCTCGATCTGATCGAGTTGAACGCCGAACATCATGGTCGCGGAGGTCGCCTTCCGCGTGGCATCGTCGACCGCGCGCAGGCCATCCGTGTGCTGCTGCGCGGCCCTGATCTGCTCGGTCTCGACGAGCGCTTGGTCAGCGCCCGCGGCGGCATCCGCCTGAATCGCGGTCGTCACGTCTCGATACGCCTTCTCTACGGCCTGCACGGCTTCGTCGTGCGCTTGCTGGATTGCCGTCAGGTCGCCGGTCTCCCCCGCGAGGGACACCTGCTGGGTCGCGTATTCCGCGCTAGCGGCACTGACCGACGCGAGCTTCTCGGCCAGATGAGCGGCCCGCTGAGCGGCTTTCTCCGCCTCGTCGCCGGCCTTCTTCATGCCGGTCGCGAACGACTTGGTCCCCGGGAGGGCTTTCTGGATCTGGTCGGCGGTCTGGCCCGTCGCCTTCGCGAGCTTCTCGATCTGCGCGGCGGTCGGCTTCGCGCCCGCGTCAAGAGCGCGCACCTCGTCGACCGAGAGGCCCGTGACCTTCGCGAACTGCTCGATCGCCGCGCCGGAAAGCGCCGCCTTGTCGCGCATGGTCGCGAGCGACTGCCCGAGGAACGCGCTCGCGCTGGCGGCCTGGTCGGTCTTGGTGACGTGCTGAGATAGCGAGCCCTGCAGCGCGTCGAGCGCGGCCTTCTCGCGGTCATATTCGGTGTTGAGCTCTGCGAGCTTCGCCCGCTCGTCGTCGGTCGAGCCGGTTCCGACCGCGGCCTTGTACTCGTCGAGAGCGTCCTTCGCGGCACGCGTCTTCGCCGCCTGCTCGATGAACGCCCGCCCGACCTCGTCGGTCGCCTTCGCTGCGGCCGCCGCCTGGTTCTGGAGATCGTAGTACTCGACGACGTTCGCTTTGATCGTCGCGAGCAGCCCCGAAAGGCCTGGGACCTGACCGACCAGGCGCGAGAGGGCCCCGACCACGCCATCGACGGCGCCCTCGAGGGCGCCGGCCTCCATCGCGATTGCCGCGAACACCCGGTCGATGTTGAGCGAGATCGCCTCGCGGTTGGCGGCGATCCAGTCGACCGTCGAGCTCGCGAGCTCGGTCATGCTCGGAATCGTCTTGGCGCCGATCTCGTCGGACACGCCCTTGAGCGCGGCCTTGAGGATGGTCGTCTGGTCGCCGAGCTCGTCGGCCGCCTGCGCCGCCGGTCCGCTCCACACGAGCCCGAGCTTCGCCGCGAGCTCGGCCTGCTCGCGGATCTTCCCGGAGCCGTCCGCGATGAGCGCCGCGAGCTCGATGCTCGAGCGCCCGAAAACGGCCTGCGACGCCGCCGTCCGCTCGCTCTCGTTCTGGATCGAGCCGAGCGCGTCGACCGTGTCGAGGAACACGTCGTTGACGCTGCGGAGCGTGCCGTCGCTGTTCTTGACCTCGACGCCAAGGGCCGCGAACGCGGCGGAGCTCTCCTTCCCGCCCGAGGCGGCGTCCACCATGTTGATCGAGAGCTTCTTCGTCGAGAGCGCGAGCGCCTCTTGCGAGACGTCCGCGGTCGCGGCCGCAAGGCTCATCGACGAGATTTCCTCGACCGTGAGGCCGGTCTGTTGACTCAGCCGGAGGTATTCCTCGCCGGTCTTCTGAGCGCCGCCCGCGATGAAGTCGAACGCGGCGCCCGCGAGGCGCGCCACCTGTTGCGTTAGCTCGAGCGCGGCGTTGACCGAGACAACGCTCGCCCCCATCTTCGAGAACGAGCCAGACGCGCCGGAGGCCGCCTTCGCGGCCTCGGTGGAGCCCTTCTTCGCGGTGTCGACGAACTTGTCGAGAACGAAGGAGCCGTCGTCCTTCACCGTCAGGTTGAGTTGTACGGTGTTCGCCACGCCTAGCGCCTTCGCCGCTTACCCTTCGCCCCGGCCGAGTCGCCGGCAGCCTTCGCCCGCTCCTCGGCTTCCCACTCCGACCGCTCCGACCGCGTGCGCTCCGACTCGGTGCGGATGTGCGCGAAGAGATCGAAGAGCCGCTCGACGTCGTCGCGCGTCGCCTCGGCCGGGAGCGCGAGCTCGAGCGCGATCGGGTACGCCCCCGGATAGTCGCGGGTCAACGGGTTGTGGATCGCCCGATAGAGCTCCCACACGTCGGCCAGGTCGTCGACGCTGGCCTCCGGCGGCGGCTCGAGCCAGTCGGCTGGGAGCGGCTTTGAGAGCTCGATCCCGCGCGACTGCCGCGCGATTTTCTTCCGCTGCTCCCACGTTACGCGGCCGGCGTTTCGGCCTTCTCCCCACTCGGCGCCGGTTCCCCATCGCCATTCGAGGAACCGGCTGATGCGTTTTTTTCTTGCTCGCGCGCTTCGTGGGTGACCCAGGAGGCGGAGCGGATCGCGTAGGCGAGCTCCTGCTTATCCTTCGGATCCGCGGTCGCGATGAAGAGGTCGACGCCGGCCATCTCGACCTCGATCTCCTCGGGCTCGTTCGCCTGCCCCTTCTTCGGGTTTGGCATCACGACCTTGACTCGGTCCGTGTAGCGGACCTCCGCCCCGGTCTCGTCGACGAGGCCCTCCCAGCCGGCGAGCGAGTCGCGGAGGATCTCGTCGATCTCCGCGCCGGTGAGCTCCTTGTCGAAGCTGGTCTGATACGACCGGCGGATCTTCTGGACGTCGAGCCGTCGGTACAGGAACACGGCGCCCCGCAGCGGGTGACGCTGCAAGGCTCGCCGTCGCGTGTTGATACGGAACATGCCCCCCCCGGGTGCGCCGCTTCGGCGCGGTGGTTACGACGCGGCCTTGAGCGACAGCACGACCTCGTTGTCGTTGCCGCTGTTCTTCTTCGGCCGGTACTCCATCTCGAACTCGATGACGTCCGAGCCGCTCGGCGCTGGCCTCTCCGAGAAGCAGCGCGGAGCTTCGATGTGGAAACCGACGTTGGCCGTCGGGTGAACGACCTTCGTGTTCACCGCGACCGGCGTGCCGGTGCGGTGGTTGTACCAAGCGCTCGCGACGGGCTCGCCCGGCCGCTTGTAGGTCGAGAGCTTGATGGACGGCTGGCGGCGCGTGGCGCGCGACTGCCGGCCCGGCGGGTAGTCCTGCAGGCTCTCGATGTTGACCAGGAGCTTCGTCCCGGTGTCGATATTGATCGAGTACCCGGTCGCGTCGGCCGTGTTCCCGTCGACTGTGGTCAGGCCGCGGCCAGCGTGGACGGCCGTTCCGACCTCGGTCTGGCTCGCCGGGAGCCAGGGCTCGATCGTGACCGAGCTCGACGCCGTGTGATTGCCCGCGATCGCCGTGGTGACGTGGAGGACGTCGCCGGTGATCGAGTCGATCAGGTAGCCCGCGTTGGTGTTGTGGTCGACCGTGCCGTCGTCGTTGATCTGGACCCGCATTCCAACGTCGAACTTCTTGCCGTTGGTGACCTCGATTTCCTGGTCCTCGGTCGCGATGACGATGTCGGCAGCCAACTGGTCGACGATGGCGTGCCGGTAGCGCACGAACTCGCCCGAGAACTTCGCGCGGAACACCGAGCCGTCGCCGGTCGGCGCCGTCTCGCGGGTGATCTCGCACGACGTCACCACGCAGTCGGTCGCGAGCTCGCCCTCGATCGCGTCGCCCGCCAGGATCGAGAGCCACGGCATGTCGCCCGACGTGATCGGCTTGAGCGTGTAGACAACGCTGGTCGAGGCGGTGACCGTCTTGACCCCCATGAGCCCCTCGAACAGCGCGTCGAGGCCCCCTTCGGGCGCCGTGCCGAGCGAGCTCGGGAGCTTGACGTACGACTCGAGCTCCCAGGTCCCAACGTCGAACTTCCCAGGGATCGGATCGCCTGGTGAGAGCGTGTTCCGGATCTCGGCGTCCTCGATCTGCGGCGCCGCCTGCTCGAGCTTGGGCGGCGAGATCACGAGGAGCGCGTCGGCCGCGGCGAAGCTCGGCGTGGTGCCGACGGCGCTCTGCTTCTTGACGAACACGCGGCGCGTGAGGTTCGTCGGGTAGAGGTTCGCGTTGTAGGTGTTGGACATTGCCCTCTCCTGCTAGTCCTGCGTGACGGTCGCGACGCTCGAGGTGATCGAGAGCGGCCACCGGATCTCGACGTGGTGGCAGAGCGCCCCGGCGAGCCACTGCGCGCTGCCGAGGTCGTACGAAGCGGTCGGCGGCTTCGCGACGGTGACGCCGTAGGCGCCGCCGCCGGCGCGGCGCGCCCACAGGCCGGCGAGCACCAGGTCGCACTGCGCCTGAAAGGCGTCCTCGGTCGCCTGGTCGTCGTCGTCCTCGTCGTGGAAGCCGTAGAAACCGTGGACCAGCGCGACGTGGTCGCGCGTGACCATGTCGAGGCGGTACACCGGCACCGGCGACTCGACGCGCGTCACGAAGTAGGCGTTGAGCCGCTCGGCGGTCGTGTTGAAGAACAACGACTTCGCGACGGCTGGGTCGTCGGTGCGCCGGAGCCGCGGGTAGACCTGCGCACCCGAGCCGGCGAGGACCGCCTCGAGGCTCGCGGTCACGAAGTCGCGCGCGTTGGTCCACTCGCTCACGACGCGCCTCCGCGGTTGTCGGCGCCCCACGCTCGCGCGTAGGCGTCGACCGCGGCACGGAGCCGGCTCTCGATCTCGCGACCCGCGTACTTGATCGTGTTGCGGACCATCCCGAGGCCCTTCTGGTAGGGCGGCGCGAAGCCGCGCGCCTTGATGCCGCGCGCGATCGGGAAGCCGACGAAGAAGTAGTTGATCGCCTGGCCGGCGGCGGTCTGCGCCTTGCCGACCGCGACGCGGAGCTTCCGGCGCGCCCACAGGCCGATGTTGGTCACGCCCTCGATGGAGATCGGCTTGCCCGGCGTGCGACCGTCCTCGATCACGGGCGCGTAGAGGAGCGGCGAGCCCGCGGTCCCGTCGACAATCGGCCCGGTCACGGTGACCGCCGGCGACGCGAGAAACGAGTTCTTGAGCGCGCCGGTGTTAACGCCGAAGTCCCGGACGGAGCCGGGCATCCGGTCGGCGATCTGGTTGGCGGCGTAGTTCGTCGCGGCCATGACGCCGGCCTTGAGCTCGGCGAGCGCACGATCCCGTACGCCGGTCGTGAACATCTCGCCGGCTGCGGTCACGCTCGCCGCCGTGGTGAGGCCGGCCGAGCTCATTCGGGCTCGCCCCACACGACGACCGAGACGTCATCCCCGCTCGAACCGCTGCCATCGGTGACGGTGACGGTGGTTCCGTCCACTGACCACCCGAGCGCGGGAATGCCGCCGCCACCGCCGCCACCCCCTCCCGCGGCCAGGAAGAAGTAGCTATCCACGGTCGGCGGCCCGCCCGTCGCGGTGTTCTCGTAGGTCGTCGCGCCGAGGGTCCACTCCGCGTAGGTCGCCTCGTACGCACTGCCGTTCCACGTAAGGGTCGGGCTCCCGGGGCTCGTCGAGATCGAGCCCACCGTCGAGTCGTCGAGCGGCGTGTTGTCCCACGTGTAGTCGTTGCCCGCGCCACCGTTCACAAACACCGGGCCGGGGCTCGAGGTAAACGAGCCATCGTTGGAGCAGAACGCCGCCGCCTCTGGCGGAAAGCCGAGCGCGGTACCGAGATCGGCAAGCGTCATCGAGCTCGGGAAGAACACCGCGATCCCGATACCGCCTCCGTCGACGAGCGCCAGCGCGTAGTCCTCGGTGCCGCCGACACCGGTCAGGGCTTGCGGGTCGCTCGCATCGGCCACCACCTGCGGGCCACCGCCACCTCCGCCGGTTGACTTCACGGTCGCGACGACACCGGCGACGGACGCGAACCCGTCGCCCGCGACGTCCCATGAGACCTCTCCGGAGGAGAGGGTCTTGGAGTAGAAGCGAAACTGCACCTTCGGTTCGCCGGATAGAACGAACCCGGGCGCCTCGACCGGTGCCCCGGCCTGCAGCCCGCCAGACGCGGAGAGGTCCGACACCGAGAAGGTCCGATCCGCTGACGCCAGGCCGCGAAACCGGGCCGAGCCGTGGACGTCCAGCGCGCCCGGGTCGACAGTGAAGGTGCGCGAGGCCGAGACCGGCCCCTCGAGGTCTAGCGCGCCACTTGCCGAGACCGCCCCGCCGAGCGTTGTCTCCCCGGCTACCTCGAGCGTGCCGAGAACCTCGATGTCGTTGAGGAAGCGCCGAACGGCCCCCGTGTTGAGGGCCGCCACGACGAGAACCGCGGCGACGAGCGCGAGGCGACGAGCGCGGGTCACGACTCAGCCCGCTCCGACTGGCCCGGAAACCCAGCACGTTCCGGTGACCGCGTCGTTGGTCGTGCCGCCGCCGCCGAGCTTGATCGTGTACGTCCGGGTGTTCGGCACGTACCCGAGATTGATCGCGAAGCTCCGGACGGTGCTCTGCGCGTAGGCAGGCGGGTTACAAGCGACGATCACCGAGCCCGCGGGGGTGAACGCGGCGGTCACGGTGCCGCTCGAGAGCGTCTGCGTGTACTTCTGGCGCGTGATGCCGGTTCCCGCGGCGCCGTCGTAATTCTCGGCGACGATCGAGCCGCTCAGGAGCACCTCCCCCGAGATCACGCTCCCCTCGCTTTCCGAGCTCGAGAGCACGATGTCGGGCGAGCTCCCCGCACCCTTGATGCGGAGCGCCGTCGCGGTGTCGCCGATGTTGACCGAGAAGGTCCGCGCGGCCACGGTGGGATCCGTGACCGTCAGCGACGGCCCCTTGATGACGACCGATCCCTTGATGGTCTGCGTCACAGCCGCGTAGGCGACGGTTGCGAGCACGCCGACCAGTGCCAGCGCGACGAGAAGATGGAAGCGACGAGTCTTCATGTGTGGTCCCTCACGCGGCGGCCTACGGCCAGTCGGCCAGGTACGGCGCGCCGTCCGATGCGGCGACGTCGAGCGATGCAAAGCCTGAGTAGGGCGCCTGGCTCGCCGGCGGCGGCGCGACGCGCTCCTCGAATCGGGCGCGCAGGTTTCGGGCGCGGCCCTCATACTCTTGGGTCTTGGTGCGGTTGTTGACGACGTCGGCGTTGACCAACGTGTCGACGGTGTTCGCGTACGCGCTCGCGAGCGCCTCGCAGAAGTAGACGGCGGCCAGGAGCCCGAAGAGCTCGAGGTCCTGCGCGGTGAACGTCGTCGCGCCGCCCGCGTCGGGATAGTCCGCGAGCGTGTGCGGCGTGGTGTGCCGGAGCCGGTACTTCGCGCCGCTCCCGATCACGCCGCCGGTCGTCTTGAGGAGCCGGAGCTCGTCGTCGACCGTCCACGAACGCGCCGGCACGAACGACTCCGGGTCCTGGTCGATCGGGTACTCGAGCGAGAGCGCGCGAGAGACGCCGGGCAGGTAGGTCGGAATCGCGCTGGAAATGTCGATCCGCGCCGTCCCGTTTCCGGTCGGACAGGACGCCGACGCGGTCGCGATCTTCCGCGGGCGACGGCGGTTGAACTCGTCGAGCGCCTGCCCGATGCAGTCGTTCTGCTCGGTCGTGCCGAGGCGGCCGGCCGTGTCGCGCGAGAGTGTGAGCGCGATCTGGACGACAAGGGCGCGGTTCGCGGTGCGCGGCACGATCAGCCCCACACCACCGCGCGCACCTGGAAGGTGACGGTCCCGGTGACGGTCGCGGTGACCTTGGCCCGGCCGCCGACGCCGGCGCCGCGGGTGACGCCGAGCACGTCGCCCGAGCCGCTCGAGAGCGAGCCGGTGACGTCGACCTGGCGGAAGGGACCGTCCTCATCGGGCGCCGTGAGCAGAGCCACGACGACGCTCCCACCGCCCGCCGTGACATCGACGAACACCTCGAGCGCGTGCGCGCTCTTGCAGTCGAACTCGACCGCGGTCGGGCTCGCGCTCCGAGACTCGCTCGGGAATACGGCTTTGGCGGTTGCCTGGAGACGATCCATCGAGCCGCTTTCGGTGAGCGGCGCCCGACGAGCTCGAGCCCGTCAGGCGCCGCCGGTGGCCGGCCTGCTCACTCGGTGGGCAGATGGAGCCGGAACGCCTTGGGGTCCTGCATCACGAGGTCGTAGAACCACGAGCAGACCCACACGAACTGCCGGTTGGTGAGCGCGAGGCCCTCGTTCGGCGTGTCCGCGACGAGGATCTCCGGCTCCTCCTTGTCGTCGAGGTAGGCGACCGCGATCGTGTCGTTCTGGCTCGGGTCGGCGACGTAGAGGTGCGCCTTCTTGAGCCCCTGGAAGCGGTGCGACTGCAGCGGCACCACGTTCCCCGCGAGCGGGTTGATCTCTCGGTTCGTCGAGCCCGCCAGGTCGCCGGCGCGCGGGTTGAAGATCTTGTGCGCCATCGACTTGAGGCGGGCCGGGTGAACGATGAACCCGGGCACGATCACGCCCGAGCGGCCCGACTGCTGCTCGCTCTGCTCGGCCATCTCGGCGAGCGCGAGGTCGGCCGAGTCGAAGTCGAGCTCCGCGGTCGAGTAGTTGTGACGGCTGCTCGAGTAGACGTCGGCCGAGTCGCCCTCCCACGGCGTGTCATTCGGCGCGCTCACCATCGCGAGCGCGGTCAGCATGATGTCGTCCGACAGCGTGAGGCGCGCGGCGCGCTGGAGATCCGTGGGCAGGCGGGAAACGACGCCCGTGTCGTTCCGGCGGATCGCCTCGTAATTGACCGTGATCTTCTGACCCTTGTCGGTCGGGGTCACGGTCACCTGGTGATCCGCGGGGTAGGTCGCCTCGACGTAGGCGTTGCCCTCGGTGCGGGTCGGGAACTTCGCCAGGCCGCCGCGCCGGATGAGCTTCTGCGGGTAGAGGTTGTCGATCCCCTGGAGCTTGTTGCAGAACTGCAACTCGACCACCGGCGTCTCCCGGTATTCGCGCTGCATCTTCTTGTTCATCGCGTCGCCGAAGATCTCGCCCCAGGTCGACGTGCCGAGCGCTTCCTTGAGCTCGGCTCGCTCCCAGTGGTTCAGCTTCACGAAGCGCTTCAGGCTCTCCTCGAGGTTGCCGGGAACGATGTGCCCGGTGACCTCCTTGTCGCCGGTCATCGCGACATAGCCGTCGTAAAGACCGAGCCGCGGCGCGCCGTCCCAATGGGACATGCCGAAGTCCTCGGGCTTGCACCCGATGCCGCGCGCGATGCCGTGCCGGATGCGGTCGAGCGGCGACTTGATGCTCTCGACGAGCTCGGCGCGCGTCTGCGGCGTGACGTCGCGGACCTGGCCCTGGCCGGTGAGCGCCTCGACGAGGCGGAGGCGCGAGTCGATGGCCTTCTGGATCTCGTCGGGCTTGGCGATCTTGCCCTGGAAGCTCTCGCGGATCTCGGAGCGCGCGACCTCGGGGAGCCCGGGTGCGGCCGCTACCATCGTGGCCACGTCCAGCGCGGTCTGCCGGCGGTCGATCTCGGCCAGTCTTTCGTTGACGTCCATTTCGGCCCTCTCTCTCAACTGCGCCTGCTCCGGGGTTTCCGGTGGGGTCGCGACGTCGGCGCTCGCCGTCGCGGCGCTCTCGGCGGATGCCGGAGCCGGGGTTGGTTCTGCGGGTGGCACGACGGGTGCGGCCTCGACGGGCGCCGGCGCCGCGGGCGCGGCGAGCGCCCCGGACAGCACGAGCCCGAGCGACTGCTCGAGGTCATCGGTGCGGCCGTCGAGGTGCGCGGCGTACGCCTGGCGAAGCTCGAACACGGTCCGGCGGTTGAGCCCGTCGCGGTCGCCTACGGCTGCCGCGTCGAGCGTGCGCGCGAGGTTCTCGTCGACAGCGAGGCGCAGCTTCTCGAGCACCTCGCCCTCGGTGGCCGTCGCGAGATCGAGGCCGGCGACGTAGGCCGGGAGGTGCTGCTCGAGCGCGCGGTAGACGCGCGCCCGGAGCGAGCCGTCCGACTCGAGGAGATCGACCGGGCCGGCGCCGGGAACACCGCCGAAGCTCACGAACTCGACCGCCCGCGGGCGGTCGAGCAGGTTCACGACGTCGGCCTTGATGCCCTGGATCCGCTGCCCGAGCGTTTCCCAGCCGCCCGCCTTGATCGACAGGTCGAGAAGGTCGCGCCCCGCCTGGAAGCGGTCACGCAGCCAGGCGCCGAAGCGCGCCGCGCTCTCGGTGAACTCGAGGTCGCCGACGAGCGCGGCCGCGCCCTCGACGAGCTCGGCCCGCACGTTGTTGACGAAGCCGAGGAGGCCCTTCCGGGTGGGCGTGCCCTTCGAGTGGTCGTACAGCCCTTCGAAGTCGCCGCTCGCGGGGTCGATCGGCTCGATCCCGCCGCCCTTGACGCGGTTCCCGTAGACGGGAAGCCCCTCGAGGATCTCGGCCGCGCGCACGACCGTCTCTTTCGGGTAGTAGCGGCGGTTCTTCCCGGACATGCCGGGGTTTCCCGAGAAACCCTCCTTGAGCAGCACCACGCGCCAGCGCTTGCCGGTCTTCTCGAGCGACTCGACCAAGCACGCGCGAACAGCGTCTCCCGCGAAGGCACGGGCGCCAGACGCCCGGAGCGACTCCTCGAGATTCGCCGCCGAGCCGCCCTGCGCGGCCATGAGTTCGGCCGGCGCGTACCACTTGTGCGGCTTCTTCTCGCCGTCGAAAAGCACCTCGACGTTCGTTCCGTCGATCGCGGTGACCGTTCCGACGATGCCCTTGTGCTCCGGCATGTGCTCCTTGCCGGGGCGGACCTTCACGCGGTCGCCGACCTCGAGGTCGGACGCCGACATCGACTCCTCGAGGTGCGCGGAATCGACGAAGCGAACGCCGGACGATCGCGCCGCGCCGAGTAGCTCGCCCGCGAGCTCGGCCTCGGGTCGCGAGATCACGGCCGCGAGCGCGTTCGCGATGCGGCGGAGCGTTGCCTCGGGCGGAACGACGCCGCCCTCGATGATCTTCCGCAGCGCGGAGGGCTCGAGCGCGGAGGCGCTCGCGATGTTGCGAGCCGTGATCTCGACCGCGTCGGGGTCGCTCGATCCCGACGCCGCCCGGAGGAGGCGGAGGATCGTGGCGCCGAGCGGGCCACAGCCGTAGCAGCCGAAAGTGATCGGGTTTTCCATCGGCCCTCTTTCAGAGCCGATGGTGTCGGGATTCGAGCTAGGTCACGACCAAGTCGCGCCTTGCCGCAAGTCGCAACTTGCGGCGGTGCGGTCAGGCGCCGGATTCGAACACGACGCGCACGCGGAGGCCCGCGGCGATCGCGAGCCGCTCGATCGTGGCGGTCTGCAGGCAGGGCGCGGAGAGGTACTGCTGCACGGCTTGACGCGAAACGCCGAGACGCTCGGCGAGAGCCTCCTGCGTGATCCGGTGGCGCTTGAGCGCTTCCCGGAGCTCGGCCTGCACTTGGCGGGTGAGCGGCTCTCGTCGAGCGTCGTCGGCCACGCTCAGACCTTCACGCCTGGCGCGGTAAGGGTCCGGTTCGAGACCACGACGACGAGCCCCTTCGTGTGACGGCTCGCCGAGGTGAGGTTCTCCCGGCGGATCGTGGCGCCGCCCGGCAGCCGCAGCCGCGGTGCCAGCGCGTCGAGCTCGGCCGGCGAGAGGGCCGGCGGGTTCCGCACCGGGTCGCCGATCTCGCCGAGCTTCCCGTGGACCAACTGCACCGGGCCGAGCTCGGCCGGCGCCGCGTCGGCCGCGGGATCGGCTGCGGGCCCCTCGCCGCCGAGGATCTTCGCGACGAGGTCGGCCGCGGTCGGCTTGGCCGGCGCCGCCGGCGGCGGGTCGACCGGCGCCTCGCCGAAGGCCCCGTCGGTGCGATCCTCGACGCCGGGCGCGGGCACCTCCGGCTCCGGGCTCGCCTCGAGGCCAGCGGCCTCGCCCTCGAGCGCGGCGCCCTCGTCGACGGCTTCCGGCTGCGCGGTCGGCTTGAGGTCGGCCGCGGGTGACTTGTTTCCCTTCTTGCTCATGTGCTGCTCCTCGGCGCGACTCGGACGGCAAGAGGCCGGCTGAGCGCGCGTGATTTGTGAACCCGCTTCTCCATCGCGACGCGCCCTCGAACGATCTCGAGGATCGGGACGGCCTTCCCGCCCCGGTCGACGTGCCGCAACATCACGAACCGCTCGATCCCGTCGCGGAGGGTTTCGCGCTCCGCGCGGGAGATGTGGATCAGAAGCCGGAGCGAGTCGCCCCCCGAGAGGCGCGCCGCCGCGACGTCGTACTCGGGTGTTTCGTAGTCGACGACGTCGGCGCCGAACACCGAGCCGAGGCCGGTCGCGTCGAAGAACGAGTCGACGAACACC